GCTTTTCATTTTAATTTAGTAATGCTATAATTGTTTAGAGTAGAAATAGGAGATATACATGTCATTTGAGACATTAAAAGTATCTGAACTAAAAAAGATTGCAGAAGATTTTGCAGTCGATACAGATGGTCTAAAAAATAAGGCCGACATTATTTCCGCCCTCGCAGAAGAAGGCGTGACTTGGTCTGTATATAACAAGACCATGGATAAGATGGAAGAAGAAGATATGTCAGTAGAAATCCTGCCAAAGTTTGATCCAAAGGCGGAACAACCAGAAAACACAGTATTAGTAAGAATGACTAGAGATAACTTTAGGTATGATATTATGGGATTTACGTTCACAAAAGAGCATCCATTTATTGCAATGAGTAATGAACAAGCGCAAGAAATTTTTGATAAGGAGGAGGGCTTTAGATTAGCAACTCCAAGGGAAGTCCAGGAGTACTACAACTAATCTACGCCTTTTAAATGGCAGAGATATTAATAAATAGTCAATCACCAATAACACATAGAGTTTTTTGGAATGGCGAAGTAGCAAATGCAGATTCGCCTCCAACTGTTGGTTTATATGATGTTACAGAAGATCCTGCTGTAAATCCAGCAATTAGTCCGACTCAATTACTTACAACATTAAACTCTCAGTTAGATGAAAATAATCCTGGAAACTATATAGTTAATATTCCATATCAATATACAGATAGAAATAAAACTTTAAGATTAAAGTGGAACTACTTTGTTAATGGAACTAATGTAAAGAAATCAGATGATGTTTATGTTATAACGCCGTATGTAGATTTTAATCATGCCACAGACCTTGGCTTTAGTACAGATTCATCTGATCCAGAATATAAATCATACAAGGATCTTATTTTAGCGGAGAGATATGCTCGTAAACAAATAGAACAATATACAGGTCAAAATTTTTATTTATATGATGATGTTGTAGTTGTATATGGATATGATTCAGATATCCTTCCATTGCCTGCTAAAATTGGAGAGCTTCATGAGTTATATGCCGACGATATTTTGTTATTAGATAATATTAATGAAATTGATAATTGGAATTATCCAGTAGAAATAACTCCAACTGGATATGGAATTAAAATTAATCGTGCAAATATGTTAGATAACACTGTTTATATTGCTAATGGCATGGTTCCTCCATCTATTAACAGTTATGGAGGAGGAGTTTTTAGATCTGGAGTTCCATACAAAGTTCAAGGTAAATTTGGTTGGGAAAAGGTTCCAGATGAAGTAGAGCTGGCTGGCATAGAATTAATGAAAGATTTTTTTGCTAAAGACACTGTATGGAAAAACAAGTATATAAAAACTATATCTACATTTGACTGGGATTTTGAATTTACAAGTGATGTTCATATGGGCACTGGAAATGCTTATGCTGATAGATTATTGGCAGATTATGTCTTAGTCACAAAGGCAGAGATTATATAATGAACGATTTAATAGACTCAGTCTTATCTATGAGTCTAGATGTTTATAAACAATTTGAGACACAAGATCCAGACACTGGAGCAATTGTTCGTGAGTGGACATATTATAAAACAATTAATTGCCACGCTAAAGGAGTTATAAGCAACTCTGCAACAACTAGATCTAGCGATAAACAATTGTTTTCAAATAAATATACCAATGATCAAATTATTCAAGTAAGAACTTCAGAAAGATTAACTGCAAGAGAAAAAGTAACAAACATAAGAGATAATAATGGTAATGTAATTTGGCACGAAATTAACTATCCAAATGAAACACCAACCGTATTTGAAGTTATGGGAACAACTCCAGTCACTGACCCATTTGGCAGTGTAATTGCATACAACTCATCTATGAAGAGATCGGAGAACCAGCAAATTGGACAATAGCGGATTACTGGTTCAAGCAGCAAGCGGACTAGAAAGAATGATGTACGCAAATCAAAACGGACCTTTAAAAGATAGCACAGTTGCTCAGATATCAGCCTTTGTATACTATGAGGCAGCAGTCATATCTAAACTAACAACTAATGCTCAATTTAAAACACTATTCACAAGAACAATGTTTGATCAAATAAACACAGATTTTGGTAACTATATAGATGCATTAGCTAGATCAAAACCTAAATCTTTACATCATGTATATGAATGGAAAAGAACTGGTAATAAAACGGCAAGGTTATTTAAGTTAAATAAAATATCAGAAGAAGGCCTATCGTTTAAAATTGATTATGAGTTCTTGCCATCTAGGTCTATGGTCCCTGCACCAAGTAACAGACGTAGACATATGTTTGCAAATAAAGCTTCAATAATGGAAGAAGGAAAGCCATTGGTTATTAGGCCTAAAAATGCAGAACGATTGGTTTTTGAAATTGATGGAGAAACAATATTTATGCCTAAAGGACAATCTGTAACAGTTAAAAGACCTGGTGGTTCTGCTTCTACTAATCAATTCACACTTGCTCACTCAAGATTTTTTAGTGGAAATTTAATTAACGCCTCAATTAAAAATTCTGGGTTTCAAAGAATATTCAATTCAAGCATAACAAAGGCGCTTAGGGTTCCTAATAATATTAAAAAAGTACAGTATTCATTTTCTGCAAATGCAATTAGATCTCAAGCAGATGCAGCACTGGTGGCTTCATTTGGAGGTGCAATGTGACAGCTGATTATAAATTAGATGCAATGTTAGAAATTCGTAAATATTTATGGAGAGAATTATATACCCGTAATATATTTGACGAAGAAGATTATTGGTCAGATAATTTAAATGAAAATATCATTCCAATTATTCCAGTTCAGCAAGCAGCTGAAATGAACCAGTTTTTAAGTGGCAAAAAACATATTGTTTATGACAAGATAGGCTTATCTTATGAGGATAATTGGCTTATCTGTTGTGAGCAAATTATGTTTACTATATACTCCACATCTGTAGCCGAAATAAATGAGATTCGAAATTATATGACAGATGAGTTTAGAAGGATGGACGAGTCTGCTAGGGATATAAACAAATGGCAAGGGCTGTCAGATAAATTTAAATTTCACAGCATATGGATAGCCGACATTTCTCCAACAGCTCCTTCGGAGGAAATACAGGGATTTTTTTCAGCAGAGGTCATATTAGAGGTCAAGTATTCCAGAATTACAGACAACGTGGGCAGGTTTCGCTGAGGTTTGCCTTTTTACCTATTATGGAATAAACTTGTCCTAAGAGGAAAGAAGCCTAGCCAGCTTTAATTTAAGATTTTAAAATATATATATATATTAAAATATAGGAGGTAACAAAACTATGGCACAATCCGTAGGTAATGCTAAAAATATTCTCGTCG